ATGCCAGACCGCGACTAGTACCGGTAAGCAGGTACTTGTTGAGGTCAGCCTTAGCAGCTTCCATCGAGGTAAGTGGGTACTCTTCGATCAGACGCATGATAGCCAACTTTCCAGAGTTCTGAGCAAGCTCACGCTTTGGAATGTTGATTGCCATAACCAGACGATGAGGCTCAACCTCAAACTTCCGGATTTGTTGACGACGAGTCATGTTCAGTAGTTCGTCACCGACGTAAACACCAACACCGCGAGCAGGAGCACCACCGGAGAAGGAACGTTCAATCTTTGTTCCGCCTTCCATGGGCATACGTGCTTTCGAGTTAAGTGCTTCGAACAGTTCATTACTACGAACAAACGAATTTACCAGAGGTCCACGGAGGTCCGCGAACGTGGTGTTCAGCAGTTCAGTACTGATAGCCATTTTGTTCTCACATAAAGTGTTTGAAGAATTTAAACGATTGTCCCGCCTGCCCGGTGCGTTATGTCGGACTCCACTGAGCTACCCGACCGCTAAAATGGGTGCGTGTTTAAGGTATACAACATAAAGTCTTACCAAGCAATGAACAGACTGATTTTTTCTTTTGGTATAAAGATACCTACTTCGTCGAAAAAGTATTTCCGTGATAAAGTTACCGTATGGCTAAGGCAAAGAAAAAACAAAGCGATGGAACCGGTGGTGCAGAGTTTGCAGAAGCGCCTGGACTACATCAAGGTAAAATCAGGGCATTATTTTCTACGCCCGATGCGTTCGTCTCAATGTGTCAAATTGTCCGAGAAGACGAGTCTACAGGCTACATGGAGCCTACGTTTACGCAAAAGAAACTCCTGAAAGCCTACGACGAAAACCGATGGCTAATGGTAAACAAGTTTCGCCAAGCTAAGATTACAACCGTCTCAGTTATGCTCTTATTAAGAGATTGTATGTACTTGAGCGGAGTAAAAGGGCTGCTCATTGCTGAGCGTCAAGACACCGCAGAAGACATCTTTGAGCGCATACTGTTTGCGTACAACCGACTTCCCGACGACGTGAAGATGCCTCTATCGCCTGGAAAGAAGGCTGGCGCAACTCAGATGCAGTTCATTCATGGCGGAGGAATCAAAGTCCTGACGGCTGGTGGTAGATCGCCAGCGATTGGGCGCTCAATCGACCGCCTTGTCATTACTGAGTTCGGTGAGGCGCAGTGGCAGCGTAAAGCCGCTATCAACATTTTCCCGACCGTAAACAAGCGGCCCAACGCCAAAGTAATCTTAGAGTCGACGCCAGGGCGGGCAGGGTCGCATCACGAGCAGATGTGGCGGTCAGCGTTGGAAGGAACCAGTAGGTTTACGCCGCTGTTCCTTGAGTGGTGGGAAGACGATAGCTGCCGTGAGATGGTCAGTGACTTTCAGCCTTCGGCGACAGAGATAGAGTACATGAAGCGCCACCCAGGCATGAGCATACACAACCTCGCCTTTCGGCGCAGAGGTCTGAATACAGAGTTTGTCGGCGATACGCGACTGTTCTCATGCAAATACCCGTCAGACCCATACGACGGTTGGCTCGGTACAACGAACCCCGTAATGCCCGCAGAGGTTCTCAAGCCTTGGTTGGCAGAAGCAAAAGCAGACCCAGAACTGTCAATGTCGGGCTGCCATGAGTTTGAGGGACCTCAACCTGGTCGGTCATACTTAATTACGGCTGACCCCGCAGGCTTTGGTAGTACGGGTGATAAGTCCGCACTCACTGTTTGGGACGCCATCGAATGGAAAGAGGTCGCGTTCTGGGAAGATCGAGAAACTCCAGACAGGTTTGCGCAAAGGTTGAAGTTGATTCAAGCCCGATATAACCAGGCGCTCCTCGCAGTTGAGTCAAACGCAACAGCATGTATTGCAATACTTAAAGATCAAGAAACTCGAAACCTCTTGTGGACAGACCGGAACCACCCAGGTTGGTACGCAACACAAAAGCGAGTCCAAGAGTCTGAGGCCCGATTGGTTCAAATGCTGCGCGAAGGTGACATTAGAATACAGAGCAGGGGCACACTACACCAATTGTTAAACTACGATGGCTCGAAGAAAAAACGTGTGCGCGGAGAAGATGGAATACTCCATCACTTTGATAGAGCACGAACTGCTGTTATGGCTGCTGATATACTCTCGAAACGACGATTCCACACAGCAACGAAAGAAACATCCCCCACACATTCTGCCGGACAAGTTACAATCAGGCAGCTTGACAACTTTAAGCAGACGAAAAAACGTGCTGCAGTCTCACCCTTTAAACCCGCATCCCTCAGTTGGACATAGGAAAAATCATGGGAAAGAAAACAGAAGAAAATAAACCAGAAACTATGGATGAAAGGATGGCCCGCTTAAAGCGTGAGGCTGCCGCCGAAGATAAAGAAAAAGAAGAGGCGGCAAAAGAAGAAGCAAAGCGAGAAGCATTACAGAAGAAAATCGTAGAGACCACCGCGCAAAATCCTTTTGGTGGTAAGAAATAGTTATGTCGTCCAAGCTATCAAAGCTGATTGATCGACACTTAGACTTCTACAAACGATCTGAGAAAACTCAGTTCGATAAAGCTCGTAGATTCTATCGCGGCGATTTTTTCGGTAGTACAGATTCCGATCTCGGTACATCCCGAATGGATTCGTACCTGTGCTCGAAAAACATGATCTACGCAATTGCGGACACGGCAGTTAGCGCTTTGCTTGGACCAAACCCTTCCGTTGCCGCTGTTGCGAGAACGCCTAAGTCACAGGCATCCGCAACGTCTGTGTCGGGATTGCTTGAATACATTTTCAGAACAAACAGGTTTCGGCGTAAAGCATCGACGGCACTAATCGACGCTGTATTGTGTAAGCGAGGAATCTTTAAAACTGGCTGGGACGCAGATAAAGACCTTCCAATTGTTCGAGCCGTGAACCCCTCATCGATATTCTTTGACCTTACCGCAAGAGACCCCGATGACATTCGTTACTGGATCGAAGCAACGGTTATTTCCTTCGAAGAGTTTAAAGATCGTGTTCGCTCAGGATTGTACAAAGCCGACCTGGTTCAAGATGTCGAACCCGATCGATACCCAAAATGGTTGATGGACAAAAACCAACAGAGTGACACGCAACAAGTTCGAGATGCGTTTCAGTGGGTCACAATCTACGAGTACTATGACCGCGAAACTGGCCTGATTCAACACTACGTAAAACAAGCCGATGCAGTCGTATTCGAAGACAAAATTGACTACATCCCATACTCAATGTTTAGCCTGAACCAATCAGGAATTGACTGTTTGGGTCTCAGTGAAGTTCAGCTTGTTCTAAAACAACAAGAAACAATCAATGACCTGCTCACACACATGAAGCAGATCACGTATCTCCAAATTCCGAGGATCCTGTATGATTCCGGTAGAATCACAGAAGAAGACCTTAACAAGGCAGTAGAAGCCAGTGCAGGGTCTTTTATCGGTATCAACCCGTCAAACAGTGAAACTCTTCGTACTCTGGCAACTCTATTCTATGAGATGCCACAACCACAGAATCCGCAGGGTGTACAAGAGTTTGTTGCCCGCCAGGAAGACGATGCTGCTTTTATTTCAGCACTTGCTGAAGCCGCCAGAGGCCAGGTTGTCGGCGCACGTACCGCAACAGAAATGGCGATCATTGACGCCCAAATGCGAACAAGACTCGCAACACGAGAAGGCCACCTCAACGACGCCATCGAAGACGTGGCGCGTAAAGCTTTTTACCTCAGTAAAAAGTATATGCGTGAACCTCGCCTCATTCGTGTCGCAGGTGATAAACGCTGGGCGGAACTTGCTCACAAAGACCTAAGAGACATTCAAATGGATTTCGAGATGGTGTCGTACAACCCCATCAGAAAGAACCCAAGTGTGATGATCGAAAGTCTGTTGCAGTTGATTCCGTTCCTCGCAGAAAACCCCAATGTCGACATGAGAAAGCTTACCGAGGAAGTCATTTCTGGAATGGGCCTGTCTCGCCGAATTGTGATTCCCGAAGCCGAACTAGAAGCAATGCAGCAGGAAGCGATGGCGCAAGAAGAATCCATGATGCAAGCAGAACAACAAGCTGCCTTAGGCGGCGCTGCAGGTGGAAAGCCGTTCATTCAAGCTCAGCAAGTACAGCAAATGCAAGAATTGCTCGCACAGTTGCCTCCAGAAAAGGCCGCCCAGGTCGCGAAACAAATATCGCAAACTGCAGGCGTAGACATCCCAATGCCGCAGGACGCTTTACCTGCAGGCGGCGGGTCACCGGTAAGAGAAGATCAAGTGCAGTAGCACATCAATTAGGAGCATCTAATGGTCATGAAAAAACCAAACCTCGGTCCAGTATTGGGTTCAGGAACACCAGAACGAACGGCCCTTGTAGATACGCTTAAAGGCGCAAAGCGAGGCAGAATTAAAGGGGTGCTCAAAGGAAAGGAAAAGACAAAGTTCCCTTCAGTACCTAAACCAATCAGCGGCAGAGCAGGCATACACTCCGCAAACGCAGACTTGGATATCGCAGCACCACTTCCGCCGGAAGTAAAGAAGCGCTAACCTATGGCACTGTCGAAACGAGACAAGCTTCGAAAAGCTCGACTACTCAAGAAACACAATCTTGAGGGCGTAAACAAGCCTAAGCGGACACCGAAACACCCAACAAAGAGTCACATTGTGCTCGCTCAAGAGGGCAGCCAACTGAAGTTGATTCGATTTGGAGAGCAGGGCGCAAGCACCGCAGGCAAGCCAAAGAAGGGTGAGTCAGATCGTATGAAGAAGAAGCGTAAGAGCTTCAAGTCTCGTCACCAAAAGAACATTGCTAAGGGCAAGCTTAGTGCCGCCTACTGGGCAGATAAGGTGAAGTGGTAATGACTGAGAAAAAGAAAAGCAGAGTAAACGAGGCCGGTAACTACACAAAGCCAGGCATGCGCAAAAGTATGTTCGAAAGCATTAAGGCTGGAGGAAAGGGCGGTAAGCCCGGCCAATGGTCTGCTCGGAAAGCTCAAATGCTCGCCAAAAGATACAAGGCCAAAGGCGGAGGATACAAAAACTAATGGCTAAAAAGGAAACCCAAAAGTCTCTTTCGAGATGGACAGAGCAAAAATGGCGAACCAAGTCGGGTAAGCCTAGCGTCCAGGGTCCTAAGGCTACAGGTGAGGTGTACGCGCCATCGGCGACGTTCAAAACTGCGAGCAGAGAAAAGATTGCAGCCGCTACAAGAAAGAAGCGGGCCGCAACACGCGCAGGAAAGCAACACGCGAAGCACGGACTACACAAGGGTAAGAAGCGATGAGCGAACTGGACGACAAAATGCTGAGTCTTCGAAAGTCCACAAATCAAGTGCTGGACAAACCCAAGCCTGCATACCGTGTAATGTCTGTCGACCCTAAAATGGGCGACATCGACGAACAGTTTTCATTAATTGAAAGTGAGTACGACTACGGATCCCCGGCATCAGCGCCCGGTATGCGAAAGATCCGTGTCGGTGACTCACTACCTGAGGGAGAGGTCACAGCAATTACCTCAAAGGGCATTCAAGTTATCCCTGATGTTGGGGACGAATACGTCATCCCCCTGGGCGGTAGACCGGGCTACAAGCCTCCTGCGACGAAGAAACCACCGCCCGTTCAAGCTCAATCACCGCTGGATTCTATTTTTGCGGCCGCTGATAAATTAGGTGTTGATCCAAAGATGGCGGCGTTACTCACAACAACAGGTTTCAAAAGAGAAGATGAGGAACCAGACTCATTCGAAAAGGTTAAAGATAGATCTAAATTCTTATACGATGTAACAATTGAGCCTCCAC